ACACTAGAGAAACCTAAACACAAGGAATAAAACAATGACTAAAGCAATCGATACAAAGATCTACGTAGCTTACACAAAGCACATGACACGCGCCAAGCCTTACACATACCGCAAAGGCTATGAGCTAATCGATCAGGCACTTGTCAAATACTATTACTTCAAGACACGTGAACAAATCGCAACGGACTTGAATGAGTACGACCATCGTGTGCAATGGCGTATCCAGACACTATTAAAACTTGGTGTCTTGCCTATGACCAAGCGGGACTTTAAAAAGTTAGCGCGTAAAGTTTTGGTAAATGCTTAAGTACTTCTTTAGAGTATGCATAGGGTTGTCCGTCACACTGAACGCAATACTTGGCGGCCAACCTTATCAGACATTCAGCGCAAGAAACTACGTCTGGTATCTGAATGAAAAGAGAAACCTTGTCTGGCTGATAGACAAAGTACTAGGCAAGGATCACTGTTGGAAATGTTTCAAGAATTGGAGACACGGATATGGCAAATAGACTAGAAGTATATGACGAAGATGGCAAGCTTATCGTCTGGTATATGGACAATAACAAAAGGACTATTGACAATTATATGTCAGGTCTAAAGGCTGTCAACAATAAACTAAAGTTCAAGGTCGTAGAAAATGTGGGGTAATACCATAGAACAGTTCTTGTTTATCATGTTTCAGTATGATAAGAGAGAACCTGTAGACCAACACAAACAACAACAAGACTTTGTCGTCTGGAAACCTGAATATAAAAATGAGGAGCCACCATTCTAATGCAGCTACCATACTTTACATACTGGTATAAACATGATCATGATACAATCATACAAGACTATGAACATGATCCTGACATCTATGACAGTGATGACTATACTGTTAGTAGTATATACCCTGCGCAGGACGCAGCCCTATTATACGAAGAAAATCTAACTTGTCAAGAGGAAAAATAAAAATGTTGTCAGATGATTTATTAATCGCACGGCAATGCCCAGAATGTGGGGGCCGAGGTGAATTAGAGGTTGACATTTACCGTTGCCAAGGTTTTACTAGGGACATCGGTTATATCGACACCGAGTGGCAGACATGTGATGTCTGTGATGGTGATGGAGAAATAGAATATGATGACGAGGAATAGCGACAGTACATTTGTCAAGCACGAACCCTGCCCTGAGTGTGGGTCAAGTGATGCACTGGCACGGTACACAGACGGTCACGGCTATTGCTTTAGCTGTGAGTATTGGGAACGAGGGGACGACGAGGACATGGCAATACAATCATTTAAAAACTTAGAGGTTGTCCCACTAGAAAAGATGACAGCTATCTATCGTGGTACCCGTGGCATCACAGCTGACACCATGAAATTCTATAACTGCTACACGTACCTTGACAGTAAGGGTGAAGAACAGTATCAGGACTACGTGTATCCATCAGGTGGTATCAAGTCACGCCTATTCCCTAAAGACTTCCGCGCAAAGGATGGCTTTAAGTCAGACGAATTGTTCGGCATGAACCTATGGAACGCAGGGACATCTAAGACTGTGACCATCACAGAGGGTGAGCTAGATGCAATGTCTGTCTACCAGATGATGCACAACCCGAAGTATCAAAACCCTGTGGTGTCACTGCCATCAGCTAAACCCTCACGCAAGCTATGGGAAAACGTACACGATTGGCTGTCATCCTTTGACAAGATCGTTCTGTCAATAGACAACGACGAGGCAGGTAATGCTGTCGCCCACAAGATCGCCAAGATGTACCCGAACAAAGTCTATCGTGTACCACACGACAAGTATAAGGATGCTAACGAGTTCCTACAGGCAGGTGCAACCCAAGAGTTCAGGGCTGCATGGTTCAACGCTAGAAAGTACACACCTGAGAACGTATTGAATACACCTGACCAGTTCCTTGGCCTATATAGCAATGCAGATGATCACGTCTATGTAGAGACAGGCTTGGCTGAGTTCGACGAGATGTGTCTTGGCCTAATGCAAGGACACTTCACCCTGTTCAAGGCACAGACGGGCATAGGTAAGACAGAGTTCATGCGGTACCTAGAGTATCGTATCCTATCACACTATCCAGAGATCAAGATTGCTATTTGGCACATGGAAGAAACAAAGCTACGTTCCCTCTTAGGCTTGGTGTCATACCACCTTAACGACAACCTGACACGTAAGGACCTGATAGGAGAAAAAGGTATGGATGCTTTAGTCCAAGAGGCTATCAAGGATCTGACTAAAGACGAGAGGCTATACCAGTTCTATCTCAACGACGAGGATGACCCCCTTGACTTGTTGTCACAGATAAGGTATCTATCTCAGGCCTGTGGTGTACAGTATGTGTTCTTCGAGCCGATACAGGACATCAGTGCAGGTGTAGCGGCAGAGGAAAGCAAGGAACAATTCCTAGCTGACCTGTCAGTCCGTCTGTCTAAGTTGGCAGCTGAGTTAGGTGTAGGTATCGTGACCATCGGACACACTAACGATGACGGTGCTGTCAAGTACTGCCGCATGATCGAACAACGAGCATCAGTTGTCGTTGACTTGAAACGAGACAAGATGGCTGAGGATATAGATGAAAGGAACACAACTAAACTGTTGGTTACAAAGAACAGACCCGTAGGACCGACAGGATATGCTGGTCAGCTACGGTTCAACCCATCAACCTTTACCCTTAGCGAGAAACCAGATGACTTTTGATTACATGGCAACACTTGCAGGTATCTTGTACTGTCTAGGTATATACCTGCACTTCATCCACGTACACACAGTGTTCTATCTACTAGAGAAAGAAGAGGATATGAACAGAAACAGGACACTATTACATAGTATTGTGTGGCCTTGGACAGTTGTCCAGTTTATCTGGTTCGATATATTCGGAGATGAAAATGACCTTGAAGACAGATAAGATCGTAGCAATGGACATAGAAACTGATAGCTTAGATGCTACGTTTATATGGGTCATATGCGCAGAGGATGTGGAGACAGGTGAACGTGAACGTTTCCTTAACACCACAACAATACCAGAAGAGAGGGAAAGATTTATTGCTTACTGTAGTGGAGTTGATAAGTTTGTGTTTCACAATGGGATTGGCTTCGATGTTCCTGTGATCAACCGTTTACTTGGAAACATCATTGATCAACAGTCTGTCATTGACACATTGATTGTGTCTAGGTTGGTAGACTATACACTAGATGGTAAAGGCCACAGTCTAAAGGCATGGGGTAAACGCCTTGGTGATTTCAAGATCGGGTTCAATGACTTTAGTAAACTGTCAGATGAAATGATAGAGTACTGCGAACAGGACGTTGCTGTTACTGTCAAGTTATATAGACACTTTAAGAAAGTCATACAAGATCCTGAATGGCAAGAGTCTTTACGCTGTGAGCATGACATCCAAATCCTATGCGAACAGATGACAGCGAACGGATTCTATTTCGAAGAGGACAAAGCAGAGGAATTATTAGGTGAGATATGTGAAAGAATGGAAGCTCTTGAAGCAAGTTTTCAAGAAGACTTCCCACCCAAACTTACAGAAGTCAATCGTATCCAGTACCGAAGGAAAGCAGATGGTAGTTTATTCTCTTCTGTCATCAAGGCAAGAGAGAAATATTATTCAACGTCTCTAGATAAATCTGTTGAACCTAACGAGCTTGTATGTTATGACTACATACCATTCAATCCAGCCTCACCTAAGCAGCGCATAGATAGACTATGGGAAGCAGGTTGGGAGCCATTCGAAAAGACAAAAGGACACATCGACTATGAGCGAGAATCAATTAAAACTTTTCGAAGAACTTGAAGATATACCAGAAGGCGACACTCAGGTTTGTAAGATATGTCAAAAAGAAAAACACGTAAGTCTTTTCTATAAACATATTCATTACAAAACAGGGTTAGACAGTAGGTGTAAGGCTTGTAAAAAGAAAACAACCGATGTTACAGAAGACTTAAAGAAAAGGTTTGCGCACCTAAGGACAGAGTTGTGTGATTGCTGTGGTGAAGTATCAGACAAAACTTTAGTTGTTGACCATTGCCACGACACCCTAAAGTTTAGGGGTTGGATTTGTCAAGAGTGTAATCACGGTATTGGTAAGTTAGGAGACAATCTTACTGGTGTTTTAAATGCGGTAAGATACTTAGAGAGGTTCGAAAATGGATGAAAGAAAACAAAAGTTTGATACCTATGGATGGACACTATCCGAGGCAAACCTTAGCACACTGCCTGAGACAGCCCCTACAGGCGGTAAACGTCTAGCCGAGTGGTTGACCCTTGAAGGACGACGTTCCTCACTGGTGGAGTGGCTAGGCCACGTTAAGGAAGACAAGCGTATTCATGGTAGCTTTAGTCACATCGGTGCATGGACAGGTCGCATGGCCCACCGCAATCCTAACCAAGCTAACATTCCGTCTGAGTTTCATGGTGAACCTAAGACAGAAGTAGAGAAGGTGAAGGCCAAGTATGACGGTCAGTTCCGTGCACTATGGTCTGCCCCTTTAGGTTCATGGTTAGTAGGTACAGATGCTGAGGGTATCCAGCTACGTGTACTTGCACATCTCATGCGTTCAGAAGAGTACGTTCATGCTATTGTGTCAGGTAAGAAAGAGGACGAGACAGACATCCATAACCTGAACCGTAAGGCTTTAGGTATGTCACACATCACACGTGACATGGCTAAGACATTCATCTATGCCTTCCTACTAGGTGCAGGTAATGCTAAGATTGCACAGATACTAAAGGTCAACCAACGTGAAGCAGGTCAGGCCGTAGAGAACTTCATGGAATCTATTGAGGGTTTATCTAAACTAAAGAAGCAACGCATACCGGAGATTGCCAAACGTGGTTGTTTCAAAGGTCTGGATGGACGACGTGTTAAAGTACCAAGTCAACACAAGACATTGGCTGGTATGCTACAGAATGGTGAGGCAGTCATCATGAAACATGCAGCACTTCAATGGACTTATCGTGCTAAACGTCAGTGGATTGACTACAAGCTAGTGACATGGCCGCATGACGAATGGCAAACAGAAGTTACTGGCAGTAAACGTGACGCAGAATTACTAGGTGAGATCCAGCGTGAGTCTATCGTTGACACAGGTAAGAAGTTTGATATGATCTGCCCACTAGCTGGATCAACTGACATCGGCAAGAACTGGAGAGACACACACTAATGATGATGGTCATAACTATTTGTGTTCTTTTGTATCTTTACTCTTGACAAACCAAGAAATAAAGTATATGTAAGTAAAACATCAGTCAATAAAGGAGAATAAAATTGGCTAAGAAACAAACTAAGTTCGGTACATTTGAAGGTGAACTATATTACGCACGTCTACACGAAGGTAATATGGACGACAGCGAGTACCATGAGAAGACACAAGGTCAGTTCAACACTATCTTTATCCCAAAAGATAACGAAGAACTACAGCGTATGATTGATCTAGGTTATCCAGAAGTATCTATGGGTAACAAGATGATCAAAGAATATAGCTATGCTGATAACCGACTAGGTGTTAAACTAAAGCGTCCCAACGTACACCCATCTGGTATCGAAGACTTTGGTGGTGCACCTAAAGTTACGCAAGGTAAGAGCAACATGCCGTGGGATTTTATTGCAGAGGGAGAACTTGGTAACGGAACCAAGGCTGCAGTAAAAATATCTATCTATGGGGAAGGATCAACTGCATCCGTTCGCTTAGAAAAGGTAGGCATCATTGAGCATGTACCCTACGAAGAGCGTTCACTAGAAGACGCTTGGTAAGACAACAGGCAGGGCTGTAATGGCCCTGTCCTTTAATGGGGTAGTATAATGATTACAGCAACTTACATTGACCACATGGGCAGTGACCTGTCTGTAGTAAACGCAGCACGTGTTAGCTTTGGTAAGAAAAGTGAATACATTTACTCTGGGGTTGATACTAATGGCCCACTAGAGAAAGCATTACATCAACGTGACGTGAAGCTGATCCGCTATCTAGCCCAACACAAGCACATTAGCCCATTCGGTCATGCCTTTGCATCGTTCCACGTTAAAGCACCAGTGTTCGTGGCACGTCAGTTAGTCAAGCACAAGTTTCTACGGTGGAATGAAATCAGTCGTCGTTACGTTGATGATGAACCTGAGTTCTATATGCCAACTGAGTGGCGTGGTAAGAGTGAAGACAAGAAACAAGGCAGCAATGGTGTTGTTAATATAACAGGACATAGTATGAGAGCTTTGTCTAAGACAAACACTTGGGCCTTTGCCACATACAACTATCTACTAGGTGAAGGAGTAGCACCAGAGCAAGCACGTATGGTACTGCCTCAGTCTATGATGACCGAGTGGTACTGGTCAGGTTCTCTAGATGCCTTTGCTTCCATGTGTCACCTACGTTGCAAAGAGGACACACAATACGAGTCACGTCTGGTAGCCGATCAGATCAGCTCAGAGATGTCTAAACTATTCCCTGTGTCTTGGGAAGCACTGATGGAGAAGAATGATGAATAAAGATGTAGGTATGATTGGTGTCGAAACCATAGAGGAACATGAAGATGGTAGTGCCACCTATCAGTTTCACATGGATGCACATGCCCGTGGACTGTTAGCAGAGGAAGGCTTAACGTTAGCCCTATACTGCGCCGCAGCCAAGCTAGACATGGGCTTGGTGTATGACTTCATCGAAGATCATGTGAGGTACGAGAATGACGAAGCTACCTGATGGACGTAAGCCACTACCTGACGAGTGGTTTATTGACAGAGCTAAGAAAGTACAACCCGACAACGAATGGCCCCAAGCTGATGACTTTACAGACATCAGACCAATGACAAAAGAGGAACGTCAACGTGCCAAAGAAAAAACAAAAGCAAACAGCACCAAAGATCCTGATTGATGGGGACATCTTCGCCTATCGTGCATCCTTTTCTTGTGAGGATGAAAGCCTTGAGGATGCTATTGATAAAGTAGATGACTTACTTACTCAGGCAATAGAGGATATTCTTTGGGAACCAAGTGAGTCTGACTACAAAGTTTTCCTTACTGGAAAAGGAAACTATCGTTATGACTATGCAGTTAGCCACCCATATAAAGGTAACCGAAAAGACGTAGAGAAACCTAAACACTTAGCTGGTATTAGAAAACACCTAGTTAAGAATTGGAAGGCTGTTGTATCTAATGGTGAAGAGGCTGATGACCTAATTGGTATTGAAGCAACAAAGAATCTCGATGATACAATCATTGTGTCTGTAGATAAAGATATGTTACAGATTCCTTGTGGTCACTACAATCCAACTAAGGGAAAGTTCACTAAAGTTTCTGAGTTTGAAGGGTTAAAGTTTTTCTATACTCAGATTCTTACTGGTGACAGAGCAGATAATATCGTAGGACTATACGGTGTTGGACCAGCTAAAGCTAAGAAGATGCTAGATGACTGTGACAATGAGGCCTGTCTATACGAAGAGTGTTTACGTGCTTACGGTGGAGAAGAAGAACGTGTAGTAGAGAACGGGATACTGTTATGGTTACGTCGTCATCCAAATCAAATATGGGAGCCGCCTAAGTGCGTTATAGATCAGGACTAGAGAAGAGGACAGCTGCCTATCTACGAAAGCTTAAGGTTAAGTTTGAATACGAAACACTTAAGATCCAGTGGCAACCAGATGTCAAGGTATACACCCCTGACTTCATACTACCAAACGGTATTATAATAGAAACTAAGGGACGATTCTTACCATCAGACAGAGCAAAACACTTGAAGGTAAAAGAGCAACACCCTGAGTATGACATACGTTTTGTCTTTAGTAACCCTAACGCCAAGATAAGTAAAGGTTCTAAGTCTACATACGCTGCTTGGTGTGAGCAACATGGTTTTAAATACGCTAGGGAAACTATTCCTATGTCATGGATTAAGGAGAAAAGGTCTTGACAATGTTTGATCTTGATAGTAAAATACGAACCTTGGCTCAAGACTTTGACCTTGAATGGTTGCTTGAGGAGAATGATATATCCGTTGAGCACGTTATCAGATTACTGGTTGACGAAGGATTGCTTGACCCTAAAGAATACGTGGACACAACTAATGAAGAAGAAGAAATCGAAAGGTGGGAAGAATGATTAATGAGTCTGACTTGAACGCTTGGGAATACTATAGCGAAATGTATAAAGAAAAGATGGACTTGAATGAGTACCAAAAGATGGCAGCTAAAACAGCTATCTATAATTCAACAAAGGCTATACTCTACCCTGCCTTAGGCCTAGCTGCAGAGGCTGGTGAGGTGGCCAACAAAGTTAAGAAGATCCTACGTGATGACAACTTTGATCGTCAAGGTATTGCTGACGAGATTGGGGATGTCCTTTGGTACGTAGCGGCTCTGTCTCGTGACTTAAACATTGACTTACACGACATTGCATTAGCTAACCTAGAGAAACTACATGGTCGTAAAGAACGTGGCACTTTAAAAGGATCAGGAGATAAGCGATGATTGTTGCAGCACCTAAATGGGTATGGCGGTTCCTTAAGTACATTCAAACTTGGAGAGCACACCGACGAGTAATAAAAGAATTAAACATGTTGTCAGACCTAGAGCTACGTGACATTGGTATTAACCGCTGTGACATTGACCGTTTGGTCTGGATGAAGGATGACTTAGAGAAGCGAGGATCTAATGACAAATAACTATCTACCAACTGACTACCAATCTTTCATTCATACTTCGCGTTATGCTCGTTACATTGACGGTAAGGGGCGTGAGTCATGGCCTGAAACAGTTAAACGTTACATGGATAATGTTGTCCGTCCTGTCTTAGGTGATGACAGCTATGTCAATCAAATTGAACAGTCTATCCTTAACCTAGAAGTCATGCCATCTATGAGAGCCATGATGACAGCTGGCCCTGCCTTGGCACGTGACAACACAGCTGGTTATAACTGCAGCTACTTACCCGTAGATGACCCGAAGTCCTTCGATGAGGCTATGTTCATCCTTCTCTGTGGTACTGGTGTTGGGTTCAGTGTTGAACGTCAGTTCATCAGTAAGCTTCCTGAGGTCCCTGAGTTGTTCGTCAGTGAGACTACCATCGTCGTCAAGGACAGTAAGGAAGGGTGGGCTAAGGCTTTCCGTCAACTACTAGCACTCCTCTGGGCTGGTGAAATCCCTAAGTGGGACGTAAGTCTTGTCCGTCCTGCAGGTGCACGACTAAAGACATTCGGTGGTCGTGCCTCAGGTCCAGCCCCTCTTGTTGATCTGTTTAACTTCGCAGTTAAGATCTTCAAGGAAGCACAGGGTCGTAAGCTATCATCTATCGAATGCCATGACCTGATGTGTAAGATCGGTGAGGTAGTAGTTGTTGGTGGTGTACGTCGCAGTGCTATGATCTCTCTGTCTAACCTGTCAGATGATCGTATGCGTCACGCCAAGTCAGGGGACTGGTGGACACACAACCCTCAACGGGCACTAGCTAATAACTCAGTGTCATACACAGAGAAGCCTGACAGCCTGTCCTTCATGCGTGAGTGGATGGCCTTGGTTGAGTCAGGCTCAGGAGAACGAGGAGTATTTAACCGTGAAGCTTCTAAGAAACAAGCTGCAAAGTTTGGGCGGCGTGACCCTGACCATGAGTTCGGGACTAATCCTTGCAGTGAAATCATTCTACGTCCGTATCAGTTCTGCAATCTCACTGAGGTTGTTGTACGTGCGACAGATAACATCGACGACTTGGAACGAAAGGTTCGCTTGGCAACTATTCTCGGAACCGTTCAGTCCACTTACACCAAGTTTCCATACTTGCGAAAAGTGTGGCAGCGAAATACCGAAGAGGAACGACTGCTCGGTGTGTCCCTCACAGGGATAATGGATAACCCACTACTGACGAGTAAGAATGTTGGCTTACCTAAAACTCTTGAACATCTTCGTAGTGTGGCTGTTGTCACAAACAATGAACTGGCTGATCGGCTTGGCATTCAGTCTTCTGCTGCTATTACATGCGTTAAACCTAGTGGAACTGTCTCGCAACTCGTTGACTCGGCCAGTGGTATCCACGCACGGCATAGCCACTACTATATTAGAACCGTTAGAGGAGATAACAAAGACCCCTTGACTCAGTTTATGATTGACCAAGGTATCCCTAACGAACCTGATGTGTTCAAACCTGACCAGACAACTGTGTTCTCGTTCCCTGTCAAGGCCCCAGCTGGTGCTGTTGTTACCGAAGACCTGACAGCTATTGAACAACTTGAGACATGGTTGACATTCCAACGTCACTGGTGTGAACACAAACCCTCAGTCACTATCAATGTCCGTAAGGACGAGTGGTTTGAGGTGGGTGCATTTGTCTACGAACACTTCGATGAAATGTCAGGGGTATCCTTCTTGCCATACAACGAACACACGTACCAACAGGCACCATACCAAGAGATCGGCAAGTCAGAGTACGAAGAGTTAGCTAAGTTGATGCCAGAAAAAATTGACTGGACCCTCTTGACAAACTACGAGAAGTCTGATAACACCGTAGCTATGCAGACAATGGCCTGTTCAGGTGATGTCTGTGAAATTGTAGACCTGACAGCATAGGAGATAACATGACAGGACTAGAAGCATACGCACTATTCGTAACCGTAGTAGCAGCCATTGAGATTTTCCTCAAATAACCATAAAAAAAGAGAGAGTAGTTTAGTGCTACTCTCCCTTACCTAAGGATTATACAATGACAGCTAAGAAGTTTCAAATTGGTGGTGACCACTATCAGATCCAAACAATACAGCCTATTGATTATATCATGGCTAATGAACTAGGGTTCTGCGAAGGTAACGTCGTTAAGTATGTTACACGCTGGGCACATAAGAACGGCGTTGAAGACCTAAAGAAAGCTCGACACTACTTAGACTTTCTTATTGAACATGCAGAGGAAAGCTAGATGTTTACCGCAGTCCTGTTAATATGTACTTCTGATTTGTCTATTTGTTCTGGACAGTCCTCTACCGTGTTAGCTAAGACACAAGAGGAGTGTTACCAGATCTTAGCCGAGGGTATAAAGATCTACGAGGACAAGAAGTACGTTATAAAAAACTATCAGTGTGTTTACTGGGGTGATAAAGCTTAGGCCTTTTTCTTAGCTTTCTTCTTTGGTTTTCCTTTCCCGTAGCCCGAAGCATATATAGCACGTCCTTGTTTTTCTGCTTCGGCTTTTGTCTTGTAGATTTTACCTGATCTACCCCAACGGTAACCACCTTCCACCTTATTTACTGGCATTACTTTACTTCCTTCGACATCCAGATCCCGAACGCCCCTGTAGCTGCACCCATGCAGACGGAGACAAGAGATGTTTGTTGTGTAGTAGGATCTGGTAACTGCATAAACCATTCGACTACTCTCCAAGACATGATCGTAAAGGCTAACATCATTAGCCGTGGTAATACTTTCCAACTGTCTAAAACTGTAGCCATTAAAAGTATCCCTTGAAGTGTAGTACGGCTGCGCACAAGACAGCAATAATTATACAGACAACAACTACACCCACCGCAACCTCTATGTTTGCTCTTAGCTCTTCGGCTTCAAGTTTAGCCTGACGTTCTTGTTCTTTTCTTTCCTGTGCAATCTCTTTACGGATCTTCAGGAGATCCTGATAGGCTTGGTACCCTCTCTGATTGATGATCACTTCTCTCAGTGCAGCCTCAGCCTCGATAGCCTGTTGCTTTTTCATCCATGTGTCTAGTGCCTGTTCATTTGAACTAGAAAAGATACTATCCTTTTTCTTTTGGTGTTCCTTCTTAGCACCATCGACAGCATCGAAGAAGCCAACTATATCCTTAGACATAGAGGCCAGTGTCTTACCTGCACTAATTCCTGTCTTAATCATAGCTAAGGCAGATAGAGGGTCCATCTAACGGTGATCCCTTAGTGACTGCTCTATGCTGTCAAGCTTGTTGAAGATAGCCTTGATAGTTTCCTTCATCTCTTTCATCTCTCTATCGTGAGAGACCCTAGAGGAATCTAACTGAGCCTTAAGCACAGCCACATCGGTTGCAGTTTTATTTGCTGTGTTAAATAAATACCAGACAACGACGACGATAGGGGCCACGAGCCACTGCATTACGAGGTCAATAGTTTCCATCATTGTTCGGGTCTTACCTTGGGTCTTGGTGATTTTTCTGGTGCGTATGTGTATAGATCACTTACATTACCCAAGCTGATATTACTCCTACGTCCTGTACTAAACTGTTTAATAAGATCTTCATTCTCATAACCACGACTACCTAGCAAGAAACCAATACTACGTGCGGATGAATACCCAAGACCATGCTTTTTTATAGTCTTGTATATAAGTTCATCCATAGTGCCTAACTCACCAGCATTAAATGCTTCTTCAAACTCGTCAGCTGTGTACTTTTTTTCAGTTACAGGATGGTACCATTCATTGTAATCAAACATATCTGTGATTTTTATCTCACCATTCTCATCAGTAGAGATACTAAAAGAACCTAAGATAAGCTTAACCTCGTCAGCTGGGTTTCTTTCCGCTAGGCTTTTAATGATATCCTCTTTAGACGCACCACCTTTTGTCTGATTTACCTTGACACCAGAGCCTTCTTTTGTAAGGTAGTTATACACTTCTTCTTTTTCAAATGAAACAGTTTGGTTAGGTCCTTTAAGACCCTTATCCCTAGCCATCTTTTTAAGGAAGTCTATAGTTGTAGGCGTGAAGTAATCCTCGGTAATAGGTTCTTGTTCTACTTCTTTAAGATCTACTGTATAGAACTCTCCAGTGTATGGGTCAAACCTTTCACCTTTGTATAATGACACGTGTATAATGTCATTGATGAAGTTCTGTGCGACAGGTGACGTGAATGTTTTGGCATAATTACTAAGTGTTACAGCGGCGGCAGCTACATCAGCTGGTGCGTTCTTAGCACCCTCTGTAATAGCCTGTGATGTAAACTTAAGGTCCTCTATTATTTTCTCTTTAGTTGGTAGTGCATCATACGCAGCTTTACTTAGACGTTTAATACCTTTGGCAGCATCAGAGGCAAGATCAGAACCTACCTCAACTGCCTTACCACCTACATCCTGAGCAAACTCAAGTGCTTGTTCACCCATACCTTGAACTGTATCCATGACAAAACCAGCTGGATCAATAGCCTGTGCCGTTGTATCCTGTATAACCTGACCTGCAGTTTGTGCAGCTTGTCCTACATCCTGTGCTACGTTACTAACTGCCTGTCCTACGTCTTGCGCAGCACCTGCGACAGCCTCACCACCCTCAAGCATAAGGCCTTGAGCTTTAATTAAACCCTGTTTAAATAAACTATTTGTCTCAGCTACAGATCTGCTTGCGCTACTAATTGCAGCCTGAATCTCTGGGCTGTACTCGTCTAATGCTGCAGCTACAGGTGAGGTAGCCTTGCTTATAAAACCTACAGTATTAAAGTCTCTTAAGAAATCAACAGACATATTATTACCACTTCACCTTATCAGCCCAGTAAGCTGCAGACATCTTACCCTTTTTAATATTCTTGGCATGTCGTGCCTTGAATGCTTTGTTACGAGCAGATCCTTTAGGACTACCCTTCACACCCTGTTGTCCAAAACGAATGATCTTCTCTTTACCATCAGCACATGCCTTGACAACATGTGATTTGGTAGGATGATCAGGTGTACTCTTAGGTGAGTTACACTTCATTTTAGATTTGTCTAAACGTTTAGCCACGGTACCGCCCTAATGTTATTGTCTTTAGTAGGCCCACCCAGATTTCCTTAGGTGAGGGAAGAACCCAGCCTAGGACAAGAAGAAGTATGACCCACATAGGTATGTCTTGGTTCAGAACTTTGACACTATCAACCTCACCACCAAGACTAAAGTTACCAGAAGACTGATTGACACTAACGTTTTCACCTGAGATATCACGGCTCTGGTCAACAGCTGACTGGTTGTTTTCCTTACCAGCCTGTACATTAGCATTAAGAGTAGGGCCACTACTACCTCCTGACAGTAGGGATAGAGGGTTGAGACACCCTGACAGAGCCACTAGTAAAGCTAAGGTTAGGTATAGTTTCTTCATTGTCCTGCGTAGAACTCTTTACAATTAATTAGGGTTTATATCCGTTGATCCGTCACCACGGTAGTTTATTTCTTGTACAGATCCACCCATGCTAGGTTGTGAACCACCCTTGAATGACTGTAGTTCTCCAATTATACCATCCAATTCTTGGTCTGTCAAATAATTAAATCCAGTCCAAGTCTCTTTTAATTTTTGTCTAGCCATAGTTGGGTCTGCAATACTCTGTAACGCAGACAAAGACTGGTTGAAGATCTGGTCTGTTTCGTTTTGTTGTGCAGAAGGTAAGGAAGAACCTAGGTTTGATAGAATAAGATTACCAAATGTCAATTCGTCCGTGAATGTTTTAGACACAGCACCTCTGTCTTGTATACCCTTCTTTGTTACACCATGTGGTGCTACAAGTCTTGCTGACAAATTACCAAAGGCATTTGTATAAAGCTTAGAAAACTCAGCTATGTTTTCATTGATGATCTTTTCCATCTGTGCGTCTTGAGTGAAGAAGGGTTCAGCATGTATCGTATTTCTAACACCCCTTTTATTTTCACTTCTAGTCTTGACACCCCTGTTCCTGTAGCCTGAGTATCCATGCTTTGCTGCAAAGTCTACGACAAGTTGGTTAAATCTTTCGGCAGCTTGACGAACCTCTGGTCCTGCGTTGTCTGGGATAATAACCTCTGTACCACGACCACCCTCAGTGGAGTTAAAGTCCATAGAGATATTATACATATCAGCTGTAGGTGCAAATTCGGCACGTGTACCTTGAGATATAGTCAAAGCCATAGGCTCAGACTGTTCCGAAACTTTCTTGACAGCTATAACTCCAGCCCGACGGAACTCACTTAAGAAATTCTCTGCCATTAGCCTACCTTTTGAAAACGATGAGGTTGCCTGTTGAGTCGGTACCACCATCACCAGTGTAAACAAAGTGATCGCCACGAGGTAACGCAAGTACTTCCTCCTGTGTTGCCACTTGATGTGGGTTTGTTTGTGACCCTAGTTTAGACGCAGAGTCTACGACTATTTCTTGGGTCTGTTCTATTATTACTTGACTAATAACTTCGCTAACACCCTCTTTAATCTGAGAGTCTCGGAATGACTGAGTAGCTTGAGGGTACTTTTCTTCTAAGGCTTGAAGGCCACTTAGCTTCTTATCAATCAGTTTAAGGTTCTTAGACAGCCTGAACACCTCACCCATGTTAGACAAGAACACACGCTCTAGATTACTACCACCTAAGATCTCTGACCGACGTTTATCTGTAAGATTAAAGAAAGCCTCAAGCCCACCAACATCTTGGATACGTTTGTTTACCTCACGAAGCTCTTTAATTCTGCGATCACCTTGTGGTACATTCTTAAAGCGTTTTTCAAAGGTTGTTACGTTTAGTGTGAGAACACCTGTCTCAGGATCAATGACAAGATTCTGGCCCTCAGGTGTGTCTGTGTTAGCAAGCTTAGAGTTTAGTAAGTTTTCTTGACGAATACGTTCAGAAGACAAAGCCTCTTGAATAGCATTGTTTGTCTGCGCCGCATTAATGTCGTCTGTCTGGTAGATTGCCTCTAGAATAGGTACCATGCTTGCTGGTATATACTGGTTAAGAAGTTTGTCACCCAGCAAGAAAGAGTCAGATTGTGAAGCAATAAGACTTGAGGTGACATTCATGGTGTTTAGCCATGAGTTACGTACCGCTTCATTCTCACGGACAGCCTTAGGTGATGCAGCTGCAGCCACTTGACTGAAACCAGAGACGGCTTTCTGATACGCATCTGGATTCTCTTGAACTTTTGGGATATCAAATAAAGCAGGGTTGCCACCTGTCTGAGTTGGTGTTGTATTTGGTGGGCTGTTGAAGATATTCTCAAGCTTCATCTCAGGTGACTTAGCGTCCCATACTTCTACTAGGGCATCAACAAAAGTTTTACCTTTCTCTCCCTTAGGGTCAAGCTTATCTCTAATGATTTGCTCAAACTTTTCAGGGTTTGTTTTAATAAGAGAACGTACTGTTCCTATTGTTGCTGGATTAAACCCTGATGTTTGTAAAGCTATTTGAACAGCATCTAATTGAACATCAATGGGGTCTACTGACACACCTTTTCCGATGTCATCAATAAGACCAAACATCTGATCCTGTACTGACTTAACTTCTAGGTTGTTATTAAAGTTTGCGTACTTAGTTGAAACCAAAGCCCGTACAGAAGTAGATGCAGATAGAAACTCTTCTCTTGTTATAATACCGTCTGCCTGAAACTCTGCAATTTTAGTTGCTAGGGTATTGAAATCGTTTTGAATAGCTTGGACGATAGGTGTTGAGTTTACAGGAAGACCCGCGGAAGCTTTAGCATTCTCAAGTTGAACACTTTGTTCATGTAAAGCTGTCTCTGAGATTCGACGAATAACTTCACTCTCTACTTCCTCGTTTGTAAATGAAGGGTTCTGTGCCTTAACACCAAGACGCAAGCTTCTACCCAATTCACTAGACAGAGTTTGTTGTTTTATAAAGTCTTCTTCGCTATCGTAAGAGGATGCCTCAAAGGATACACCAGTAACAGCTTGATAGTCTGCCTGAACATAGTCTGGTATTGCTTTAAGTCCTACCCCTTTTAAGGCAATTAAGGCTTTATCTGCTTCTACTTTAATCTTACCTGCAGAAACACCCTGCTCCTTCATGTCTTTCAATCGTTCTATTTCTCGGTTAAACCCAGCAATAGCCGAAGATTCCACAGAACCTTGAGATGCAGTCTTAGCGTTAGCCTTTAGGAAATTAGAGGCTAGGTCTGCAACATCACCAAGAGGATTATAAGCACGTGGTGCCTGTACTGGCTGTTCGAAGCCTATTTGTGTGTCAAGAGTAGGACTAAATACTGACATAAGTTTACCTTGTTATGTTGAGTAAGGATTCTGCTTCTGTGTCAAGACCCATTGTACGTAGTTTATCAACACGTTCAAATGTAGTTGTATCAGAGAAGCCTTGCATTACTTGTTTTTGAAGTTTACCCCTTAACTCAGGAGGTAGTCCTGTCATACGGCTGACAGAAAGTTCGATGCTTGTAAGTATTTCGTTTGCTTTTTCCGCATCTCTCTCATTGATAGCATCCCAGAATAGATTTATCCTGTTGTCAATCTCTTTAGAGTACTCACGGTACACCTTTTGATTGTTATAGATTATATCATCAGCATCGTAGAGTGTTTGAACTTCCTCAAGAGGGATACCAACGGCAGCAAAGATACCATCCATCGTAGTAAAGTTAGCATCAAAACGTTTACCAGACTTTGATGAATAGATCTGGTTCTGTATAATTCCTTTTGCTTTAGCTAGGTTGTCGATGAACTTAAAGTTTCTAAATAACTCTAGTGTTCTCTCTCCTATTAGGATCTCGTCGCCACGAGCAATAGACCCTAGTATCTGAGCAAAGTCTACAAGTGTTGAACCAGCCTTACCGCCACCAGCACCACCTATAATCTCAAAGACATTGGCATCACGATAATGACGGAAGGTATCAATGACACCATCACCTAGGGACAGACGACTAGCTGCGGATACTTCTGGTGCGATATCGCCAAACAGTTTATCATCAGCCCAAGCAAACAGAGCATCAACAGGTCCGTTCTTAATAAGACGGTGTACATCCCCACCAGACTCCAGTTGAAGACTATCAGGAAGATAGCTGTTCATTGCGTCTAATGCTGCAGATGAACCATTACCTAAGCCTACCCCAGTCATTCCGAAGAATGGGCCAACCATAACAGCAAGCTTCATTCGTTCAGCTTTTGTAAGGTCCTTGCCGATAAAGATACCTTCGAATGACCGAAGCATATAGCTATAGAACTGCGTAGGTATACGCAATAAGCCTTGCTGAACGTCACCCTTACTCATATTTGTCATGTTGAGTGAATAGGCTTGTTCTTTGTTGATAACCCAAGCACGTCCCTCAGGACTTAGGATAGACAACTCAGGGTTCTGGGCCTTCCACTTACGAACGGCTGCACCAAAGGATGTTACGCGAGTAATCTGTTCACCCTTATTGAAGAAGTACATACCAGCATTCATTGTTTTCTCCCAACCCCTGTTGAGAGTATTCATTGCTACACGTGTACCCTTCTCTCTAGCACGAGACAAAGAGTTTGTTGGTGCTTGAAAGCCTTCTGCAATGTTAGTCGGGTCTACTTCATACCTAGCTGCATCAATAAACAACTGACGGATCTCTGTCATTTCTTTCTTAGAGTATCCAAACTGTTTACCCATACGATCAAGCATGATGTCTAGTTCTTTACCGTCAAGCTTTAAGGACTTGAGCAGGTAGTTACCCATGACAGCACCTTGAAGTCCGTCCTCAAGTCCAGCCATAGCTACAATGTTAATAGAGTGTGCAGACTGTAGAAGCATTTGGAACGGATCTGCAAAGAACGTAGTCTTAAACCCGTAGTTAGTTAGCAAGTGACTTGGGTTAT